CCGCGTTGTCCAGGTAGCCCGGATCAGCGAAGTTGGACACGTCGGCGTACTTCTTGGGAGTCTTGGCGCGGGTACCGGGCCGGGCGGCGGCGGAAAGCACCTGCATCGCGCGGGACACTTTATGCTGATCCAGCAGGCCGCGGACCTCCATCAGTTCCTTGTTGGACAGCGACGCCAGCGCGCCGATAGCCTCGGTGAGCCTGGCCGCCGTGTTCGGGTTCGCTCCGTAATTAACCACGCTGACATCCCCTTTCCGCAGGTCAACCTCGGTGATGGTGCGCCGGGTGTAGTCGCTCGACCAGTCGTGGGCGCGGACGTGGAACGCGAAGCTCATTTCGTCCATGTCGCCGCGGCGCATCTTGGGCATCAGCCTTTGCACGTCGGGGTCCGATGGGTCCAGGTCGGCGCGCACCAGCAGCCCGTGCTCATCCACCCGCAGGCTCAGGGTGCCGGACTTGGTCCGCGCCAGCGGCATGTCGGTGTGGTTGATGAGCAGCATCACGTCGGGGTTGCCGGCCAGCGTGGTGTCGAACGCGCGCCTGTGCAGCTGCTCCATCCAGCCGCCGCCGCGCGGCCCGCCGGCCACCTCGTACTCGTGGAAGGTCGACGCGTAGCCCTCCAAGATGATGTGCCCCGACACGCCGTCGGTGCGCATCTCCATCGGGGTGGCCATCCGCCGGGTTTCGCGGACGTCGAGGATCTTCGCCCGGGCGGCGCGCTCGTCCAAGGTGGTCGTCATCGTCGTGCTACCTCCATGTTGCGGTTAGGTTCTGATCAGAAAACTGCGGCCATTGCGAGGCGCGCCGCGCGGCGGGGCCGATTCGTCTTCGTCCTCGTCGTCGTCGTCTTTGTTGTCTTCACCGCCGGCGATCGGCGGCATCGGGAAGTGGCTGCCCGGGCTGCCGCCTCCCGGCATCGGCGGCGGCGGCGGATTGTTGACTGCCGGTGGTGTGCCGGCCGGCATCATCCGGTTAGACATGTACAGCTTGTCGCCGCCCTCGACCGGGTCCATCTCCTCGCGGGCCCGGATCTCGTTGGGCGTGACCCAGCCCATCGTCGTCGACCCGCCGACCGCTTTCGCGTAGGCGGCGTAGCGGCCCTCGATGTCGCCGCGCAGCAGCGAGTCGTAATCGAACTGCACGTACTGGCCTCCCGGCAGGCAGGATGAGAGGATCGACTCGACGCACGACGTCCACGCGCGGAACGTGAAAGTGATTGCGCCCAAAGTGATTTGCTCTACTCCAGTACCCCACGCTGTCGTTTCTTTCGTGTCTCCGATAAGGATCGGAGGAACCCCGTACATCAGGCAGATCTCGGAGCGTTGGAACTGGCGGGTCGCCAAGAACTGCGACTCCTCCGGGCTGATGGTCAGGTTCTCCCACTTGAACCCGTTGGTTAAAACGGCGGGCAGCCGCCGCCCACCGTGGGAGGCGATCCAGTTTTTCTGCTGCTTCGTGACCGCCTTCTCGTCCAGATCCTGATCGGTGAACAGGATGCCGGACGGATTCGCCGACTCTTTGAAGTAGCGGTAACCGTATTCCTCAGCGCCCAAGCTCATCCCGATCGCGACGGCGGCCTGCTTCACCGGCGACAGGCCCCACGGCTCACCGGGCATGGTGAAGCGGCGGATGTGGATCAGATCCTGGCGGGGCACCGCTTCGCCCATCACCCGATACACCGGCTCGAACCACATGATGATGTCGGGGCGGCGCTCCAGGAACACCACGTCGGGATGCAGCGGCAGCAGCGACGTCGGGTAGCCCTGCCGGTCGCGGCTGGTGATCAGGTGATAACTGTTGCCGCGCAACGCCATCGACGCGATCACCATCCATTTCCACTGGTAGAGGTCAAAGCCTGGGAACGGGTTACGCAGGATCGCCGGCTGCGGCTTGATCTCCTTGGGGACACCCTGGGAGTCGCGCCGGTACGCCTTCCACGGCAGGCTCGCGATGGTGTCGGCCAGCACCCGCACGCAGGCCAGCACCGTCATGCAGGCCATCGCCCGGTGCACACCCAGGTAGTCGTCCACCACTCCGATTTGCGGTGGCGGGACAAACGCCGACGACATCAGGGTGCGCTGCTCCATGCCGCCGGCGGCGGGACGGTTGGCGGCGAATCGGGCGAGGATGCTCAACGCGGCCACCCCCGCGATGAAGTTTCTCCGTGAAGTCTGACCAGGATGTTCACGCGCGCAGTTTCCCTCAGCCACCGATGTTCCTGCTGGTCGCCACGCCGAGAACCACCAGGGATAGACCGGCAATCAGGGTGCCCGCCCACACCGCCAGCAGGAAGCCGGTGGTGACGAGCAGCGCGATCCCGGCCAGCTCAAGCGCGGTGGACACGGCCTCACGCCAGTCGAACGGCGGCTTAGGTTCGGGCGGCGCCTCGATTTTCCCGGCCTTCATCCACGGCGGGTGCTGCACCTCTCTCACCGGTTCCGGCTCCGGCTGCTTGCCGCGCCGCCGGCGCCGCTTCGGCTTCTCCAACGGCTTCGACGAAGGCGGCGGCTCGGCAGGCGCCGGCGGTGTCGGCGGTGTCGGCGGTGTCAACGGTTCGGGCTCATCGGCCCACGGCGGCGGGTCGGGCGCCATCATCTCGGCGAGCCGCTGATCCTCGATCGCCTCCCGGGCCACACCCATCGCCGCGGCCGCCGGACTGGCGCCTTCCTCGCGGTAGAGCCGCCCGCCCTGCCCGAACCGGGGCCGGGCCACGTTACTCGTCGAATCGGTCATCGGCTTCCTTCCGCCACTCGTCGAGGGTGTCGTCGTCGGGCCACTCCCACACCGTCGCCGGGCCCACCGGCGGCGGCGGATTATTCAGCAGCCACACCGCGCCGCAAACCGCGATCACCGGGGACGCGTCCACCGGGGAGTGGCGGCGGTCGAAGAACCAGGCGTCGCCGATGGTGCGCGCCGGTGTGGACGCCGCGGCCCGGTCCAGCACCAAGGCGGGCCGGTGTTTGATGGTGCCGTTGACCAGCCCGTCGTAGAAGTCGCCGGCGCCGGCGGCGAGCTGCGCCACCGGGGAGCCCCAGTCGATGATCGTGAAGCCCTGCGCCCGCAAATCCTCAGCCAACCCCGAAGCCGGCGCGCCGGTCTTTTGGATGCAGATGCCGGCGAACTTCTCTTTACGCGGGCGCAGCCATTCGGGGAGCCAGTCGACGCCCCTGGCCGGGGTTTTGAGGACTTCGATGTGAGTCTTGCCGTCAGCACGCCGGGCGGCGATCCCGACGTAAGCGCGGGTGCGGTGATAGTTGTACTCGATGCAGGCGTACACCGGCGAGTTCTCGGCCCGCTTCGATTCCTTGTCGAGGGTGTCGGCCCACGCCTGCGCGGGCAGGATGCCCGGCTTGAGCGCGTCCACCCACTGGCACAGATACTCGGTGCGGAAGCCCGGCATATCGTCGGCTTCCATCGTCTCGAAATGCGCCCGCAGATCGTCCAGGCAGAACTCGTTGAGCAGCCCCAGCGCGGGATTCGCCAGATACCAGTAGGAGTCGTCGCGCGGGTCCACCTCGTCGGGCACGCTCCACTCGAAGAACCCGGTCTGCGTCTCCAGCGTGTCGCCGACGGTGATCTTGCGGACCGCGGCCTGGCGCAGCTCCTTGAGTTTGACGCTGCTGTTCTCCCCGGCGTTGGAGGTGGCCAGCACCTGCGCGCAGATGCGGACGTTGGTGGTCGGGGTGACAGCGTTCCAGGCGTCCGGGGTGGTGTGGGTGCGCAGCTCGTCGAGCCACGCGAAATCCACCGACAGCGACCGCGCCCCCTTCTTGTTCGCCGTCGCGGCGCGCCACAGCCGCCGATACGACAGGATCGCGCGGTGCTTGCCGTTGGTCACCTTGTGGTTCAACAGCTCCGGCGCCAAAAGCGGCTGGTCGCGGATCTCGTCGACGACCTCCTTGAGGGTGGTCTCCGCGTAATCCAAGTTCTGCGCCGCCACCACAGCGAGCTTGGCCGCCGGCCACAGCGGGTCGGGCCGACCGAGCTTGTCCATGAACAGCCGCCACAGCCCCAGCCCCATCCCCCACTTCGTCTTCCCGTTCTGCCGCGCCACCAGCACGATCAGGTAGCGGAACCTGAAACCTGTTCCGTTCCTACGCTTTTCCAGCGCCCGGTAGTACAGCCACTTCTGCCAGGGCAGCAGCTTCCACTTCAAGATCCGTTCCAAAAAATCGCAGCACAGCGGACCCCACGTGGCTTCGGGTTTGATGCCCCATTCCGCGTCGGGGTCGACGTGCTCGGGCAGCGGCGGCGTGAACAGCCGCGGCAGCGTGGAACCGACCTCGGGATCGGCCTCAAGGACGGCGCTCACTCCGGCTCCCGCGTATAGGCGTCGACCGCCGCGTCGTCGCGGTCGGTCCAGGTCACGCTCGCCACCAGCTCACGGCGCTCACGCTCAAGGGCGTCGTGCAGCGCGTCGGCGACCAACTGCTTGACCGGCAAGGTCAGCACCATCCAGACAGCTTCGAGCGCGTCGCGCAGCAACCTGCGCACGAGGTCATGGTCACGCGATGTTTACCGTGGCCGGCGCAGACACGCCGCAACTTTGCCGTGGACGCTGTCAAGCATCTCCGCGGCGTGTCGCATTACGCTTTACGCGTAATCCTCCGTCCGTCCAGCCGGGCGGTGTAGCTATAGCCCTCGTCGACACGCTCGACCCGGCACAGCGTCACCTCGTCCCACCATTCATCCGCCTTGAGCAGCGGCTGTGGCGTGATCAGTCGCACCGTCAATCCGGCCATCTCGTTGCAGAGGTGAGATTTGAACTCACGATTTTCGGCTTATGAGGCCGAGGGGATAGGCCGCTTCCCTACTCTGCATTGTCATAGGCCACCCGTACGCTGCGTCCCGTGTACAAGGATCGGAAGGACCCACGCAACGCCGCTTCCAAGCGGAAGTATTACGACAAGAACCGAGGCATGTATCGCCAGCGGAACCGCGATCGGAAGGATCGCCTGGTCGCGATGGTTCGCCAGATCAAGTCCGTTCCTTGCGCCGACTGCGGCAAAACCTTTCCTTTCTTCATCATGGAGTTTGACCACCGAGCCGGTGAGATCAAGCTATTCGACATCGGTATTGGAGTCGCGCAGGCAGTCAGCAGGATGCGTCTCCTCGCCGAGATCGCCAAGTGCGACGTCGTCTGCTGCCTTTGCCACCGTTATCGGACCGCTCGTCGTGCCGGATGGATCGCTGGGGAACCAGGGCTCGAACCTGGAGTGGCTGAGCCAGAGTCAGCCGTGTTGCCGGATTACACCACTCCCCATCAAGAATCGCTATTTGGTTGAGCTGGCCTGGAAGGATTCGAACCTTCAACCACTCGGTTAACAGCCGAGCGCACTGCCGGTTGTGCTACAGACCATTGGCACCGCCGGTGGGGGTTGAACCCACGATCTCTTGCGTGAGAAGCAAGTGAGCGTTCCGCTGCTCCGCGGCGGCATCGCAGTCCCACCGGGATTCGAACCCGGAATCTCCGACCTTGAAAGGGTGGTGGGCTTGGCCAATTACCCTATGGGACCAGGGTGCGCCCGGAGGGGATCGAACCCCCGACCTGATGCTTAAAAGGCAACAGCTCTACCGCTGAGCTACGGACGCCTGATTGGGCATGCGTTCAGGCTCCGGTTTGTGCTGTCGCATCTCAGGCTCCTTCCGTGCTCGGGTGTCCGCGAATGGACACCCAGCAGCATAGCTGACCTGGCTGGACTCGAACCAACATTATTCGGAACCAAAATCCGATGGGCTACCGGTTACCCCACAGGTCAGTGCCCCCGAGTGGAGTCGAACCACCGCGCCCGAGCTTCGGAAACTCAGGGCCAGATCCGCTGGCAGAGGCTAAATGCGAATTTCGAAATTGGAAATTAGCGCCCCGCCGGAGGGACTCGAACCCCCATTGTCGTGGCTTAGAACACCACTGCTGTTCCAGTTCAGCTACGGCGGGATGGCGACATCCGCTGGGGTTGTCGCCTGAATCTGCGCCGTCGTGCTGTCATGTGCCCTCACGAGGAATCGAACCTCGGGCCTCCTGGTCCGTAGCCAGGCGCTCTCTCCGCTGAGCTATGAAGGCGTTCCTGCTCGTGGGATCGAACCACGGCCCTTCTCGTTATCAGCGAGCTGCGCCAACCGACTGCGCCAAGCAGGAGCGACCCGGACGGGAGTTGAACCCGCGCCACCCAGATCGACAATCTGGTGCCTAACCGTTCGGCCTCCGAGCCTTGCGGGCCGCAGACGACAAGGCGCTGCATTCAACCGTGCCCATCGACGCACGGACCCTGAGCACTCGACGGGGATCGAACCCGCGATCTCTACCTTGGCAAGGTAGCGTCGTACCGCTGACCACGAGTGCCTTCGCGCTTAGGCGTCTTCGGCTTCCTCATCCTCGACGGCCTCGCCCTCGGCCTCTGCTTCGGGCTCGTCGGCGGCGGCCTCAGTCCCGGCTTCGCCTTCGTCGCGCTCATGCGCCAGCTCGGGCTCCAGCGCCGGGTCGGCTTCCAGCCGCTGCTCGGCGCTGGCCGTTTCCTGCTCTTGTTCCTGCGACATCATGTTCCTTTCGTTCGTGGGGCGCTTCGCTGATGCGCTTATCATAACGAGCCGCTGACAGGAATCGAACCCGCGTAAGTCTGCTTACAAGGCAGGTGCACAAGCCAACGTGTGCGACAACGGCCTGGTGCGCCCGGAAGGGATCGAACCTTCGACCTGATGCTTAAGAGGCAACAGCTCTACCGACTGAGCTACGGACGCGCGGAATCGGGGCGGCGTGTCGGCTTTCGCCGCCCCAAGGTGCGCGTTCGCAGCATTCCCATGTGTCCCGTCGTGGTGTCGAACCACGGGCCTCCGCGACGTCAACGCGGCGCTCTCCCGCTGAGCTAACAGGACGTGCCCCACCGAGGTTACGATCCTCGTGCCTTCCGGGTGTGGACCGGACGCTCTCCCATTGAGCTAGCAGGGCCAAGTGCCAAGAGGATGGATCGAACATCCGGCCTCACGCTTTTCAGGCGTGCGCTCTACCGACTGAGCTATCAAGGCGTGGAGTAGCGGAGAATCGAACTCCGGTTACCTGCTTGCGATACAGGCGCTCTGCCACTGAGCTACAACCCCAGGTGCCGATATTAGCTTCGCCTCGGCTTTACGCGGATTGACCAGCCTTACTCCTCTGGCGACCACGAGGGCGATGTCGAGCGGATGACAGGAATCGAACCTGCGTTGCCAGGTTGGAAGCCTGGTGCGCGGCCACTACGCCACACCCGCTGGGGTAATCGGAGGGTGCTGACCCCTCGGCCTCCCGGGTCACAGCCGGGTGCTCTGCCGCTGAGCTACGACTACCGAAGCGACGCCGGGAGTCGAACCCGGTTCGGTCAGCTTTGCAGGCTGCCACATTGCCGTTCTGTCACATCGCCGTATACGAGGGTAAACGGTTAGACCGACAGGGTCCACCGATTTTCGTACCGCATCAAGGAATCGAACCTCACCGTCCCGAAGGCCACAGGGTTACAGCCTGCTCCCGAAACACCAGTTGGGCATATGCGGCGCAGGGACTCCAGGAATCGAACCTGGTCCGTGGCGGGTTTGGAAGCCGCTGCCTTCCCACTTGGCGAAGTCCCCTTCGTCCGGGAGGAGCGATTCGAACGCCCAGTCTCCTGCTCCCAAAGCAGGTGGCCTACCAAGTTGGCCTACACCCGGTTTGATCCCGGGCGTGTTGTCACGACCGGGCGGCTAGCGCCAGGGATACGGTCGTGCGGCGAAGAACATGCGATTACGGTAACAGACGTGGACGACATGGAGCTAACGGATAAAGGCCGCGCCGTCATCGAATGCGGTCTCACGGTGCGCCAGGCCCACGAAATCGAGACCGGCTGCTCGTCGGAGCATCTGTGCCCGGCCTGTCAGCGCCTGCAGAAGGAGTGGATATGACGGCACAACCGCAGGGCCTGAAATGGGAAACCGTTGCGCCGGACGACGAGCGGTGGACGCAGTCGCGGCGCTACGACCAGGCGTTCTTCGCGGCGCTGGCCGAGTATGAGCCGCCGCAGCTGCGGTGGGTTCATCCCGACGACCCGGCGTACGGGCCGACCGTCCAGCCGGCCTGCCCCGCGGGTGCGTCGCCGTTGGAGCGGTTGCGCTGGCTGGCGGCGATGCATTCGATCGACCATCCGGAGCTGCGCTGGCGGGTGTGGATTCACCCGCAGATCCCCGACAAGTTCTGGTTGCAGGTCGGCGGCAACCGGTCGGCGGTCAGCCGCGATGAGGCGGTGCTGATGATGCGCGCCTCCAGCGACGCGATCCGCACCTACAAGATGACGGTGGGTGCGCCCCCTCGGATTTGAACCGAGACTGGACCGGGCTTAAACCGGTTGCCTCTCCCGTTGGGCTAGGAGCGCCTGCGTGCTAAGTAGCTCGACGGTAAGTCCTTCTCTCTCCATAGCTCGACGGTGTGCTTGTTGGTGACGGCGTGCTCTTTGCCCGCACCGGTCTCTGCGGCGCGGATGGTGGGGAACCGCTCCTCATAGAGGCAGTCTCGGCAGATTGCCCGCGTTGGGACGGCCATGAGGGGACCATAGCGTGCCCAAGGTGAGATTCGAACTCACACGTCCGTGGACACCGGAGCTTGAATCCGGCGCGGCTGCCGTTACGCCACTTGGGCTTGTACTCCCGGTCAGACTCGAACTGACACTGGCATGTTCCTGAGACATGTGCCTCTGCCGGAATTGGGCTACGGGAGCATATTGCGGAGGGCTAACGAGTCGAACGCTCAGGGCATTTTGCCTGCCGTGCCGGGTTTCGAATCCGGTTGCCAGCCATCTAGCGGAACCCTCCATGCGGAGGGCTGGTGGATCGAACACCAAGCGGTGAGCTCGCTCTGGTTAGCAACCAGGCTCCGGCGACCAACCGGAATAGCCCTCCTGACTAGCTAAGTCGGAAGGGACTTGATGACAGCAATCGGTGGTCGCGCACGTCACATAGTGTAGCGGCGGTGTCCGTTGGTGGACACACCCTCATCCACTGCTCACCGCCGTAATCTGCGCGTAGGCGTCCGGGTCCAGTCGGATCTCTCGCCGCAATCTGGCTTCGGCGCGTTTGAGCCTGCGTTCGGCCTCGCTGAGATCAGATGCGAGGCGGTGCACACAGTCTCGCGCCTCGGCCACCTTGATCGACGCGTGGTGCTGCGCCTCGTTCACGCGATGATCCTGGTGCCACGCTCGAGGTGGACGGGGCGGCGCGGTTCGCGGTTGTGCTTGGGAAGTTTGCCGTTGACGTGCAGCCGCAGCCTTCGCCCGCACTGCGGACAGACGGTGGTTTCGCCGTCGTAGTTGGTGGGGAACGTCATCGAGGCAGCGCATACGTCCGCCATTTCAGTAGACCCTGCGGTAGGCCAGCCAGCGCAGCTCGATGGGAGGCTCACCCTGCAGGGAGCGGAACACGTCGCGGCCGGTGGCCCAGCTGATGTACCAGGTCGTGGGAGGCCACGCGTCGGCCGGCAGATGGGCCTTCTCGTAGTCGTACACGGAATCCTCGGCGATCAGCTCGACGGGCAGACCGGCGGCGGCGTCGGCGATCTCGTCGGGAGTGAAGAAACCCGACATGGAGTGCTCGGCGACTTGACGCGCTGTGGGTGTCGGGATGTAGCCGTCCCGCGTCACGAACACGGAAAACAGCAGCACCCCGCCGGGCAGCAGCCGCTTGGCGGCCAGTTCGAACAGGGCGTGCAGCTGCGCGGGGGAGCGGAAGTCGGTGACCACCTCGGAAGCGAAGATCAGCTTGTAGTCGTCGCGCAGCTCGGTGGTGGCGAACACGTCGCAGCCCAACACCCTAACGTTGGGGATTTCCCAGGCCGCGGCGTTGCTGAGGATCTGGGCAGCGAACTTGGCCGACAGCTCCACCGCGTCCACCAGGTAGCCGTGTCGGGCCAGGGCCAGCGTGTTGCGCCCGGTGCCGGCGCCGATGTCAAGCACCCGGACCCCGCGCCGGCGTTCGGTGAGTTCCTCGGCCAAAAGCCACACCCGCGCGTCGGCGTGACTGCCGAACGGGGCGATGCCGCGGTTGTCCATCCAGCGGTCATAATTTTCGGCGATGGTTTGCATCCGGCTTGAGATGTCCAGCCGGTTGCTGCCGGTTTCCCAGTCCAAGATGATGCGGGCGCGCGGGGTCGCCGCGAACGCCTCATTGACCTTCTTTTCCAGCTCGGCCCGCAACTCGTCGCGGTGGGCGCCGGCCCAACCGTCGGGCTTGAGCATGTCCTCCCAAATGATTATGTACTCGTCGATCAGGCTCGGGATGGCGGGCAGTGTGACCCTCCACGCGGCGGTGCACTGCTTACGGAACGTGGTGAGCAGCGCCTGGTGCAGCTCGTCGGCGGTGGGCCCGTCGGTCATTTGAACCAGCGGACCTTCCCGTACCGGGCCTTCTGGCGGGCCGCCAGGAAAAAGTACAGCAGCACCATCCCGGCGATCACCCCGACCGCGGCGCTCATAAGCTCTCCGTGATGGGTCGGGTGTGCGGGCTGTAAACGTCGTCGAAGTCGAACACGGCGACGTGCTGGCCGGCCTCTTTGGCGGTTCCGACGCGCCGGTAACGGGCGTAGCGGGGATTGGTGGGGTCGTTGGCGGGGATGTTGATGTGGTTGGTTTCGGCGGTGACGTCGTCGATGGTGCGTTTGTCGCAGGGGCCGCCGCGTAGTAGTCCGATCATGACCCTTCCGCCTTGGCTTCTCGGCGCTGCGACCGGTAGGCGGCCAGCTCGTCGAGCGGTTCGCCGTCGTCCAGCTCGGCGTCTGACATGGGTGGGACCGGGCCCGCGCTGACCCGGCCTTCGGCCAGGTCGTTGATCTTGGCTTGGTCGGCCATCAGTCGGCGGGTGACTTCGATCGCTTTGAGGTCGCCGTCGTCGACGTGGCCCATCGCCTTGCGGACCAGGTACTCCATCCGCGACAGGTAGATGGTCATCGCGTTGGTGTTGCGCAGGATGTGGTCTTGGGCGCAGCGTTTCAGCTCGGCGGCCACGATCTGGTTCACCCTGGCTTCGGTCAGCTGCACCTGCGGGTGCGCGCCGATCACCGCCTGGGTGTTGCCGGCGACGAACAGGTCCAGGATGAACGCGTCTCGTTTGGCCCGCTCTTTCGGGTTGAGCCGCCGTCTGGTGCTCATGGTTTGTATCTTCCCGCCAGAGCCTTGTTCAGTTCGGGATCACCGTGGTTGGGCGTGTCGCCCAGCGGGTCCTGGCCGGTGCGGTTTTTGATGACTTCCCGCATCAGCCACGCCCGGCGCCGCGCGGTGCGGTAGGGCGCTATCAGCGCCTCGTTGCGGCCGAAGTCGCGGTCCCAGCCGGGGCTGTCGGCTTTGGCGCCGGTGTAACCGACCGCCGACGTGTTGTGTTCGAACGCGTAGATGTTGCCGGGGCTGCGGCGCAGCGTGGACAGGGTTTCCACGACGAAGGTGAACGCGGTGTCTTCGTGCCCCCAGCCGATGAACGCGGGGTCCTGCCCGCCGAGGCGCCAGTATTCCCTGGTGGTGGCGACCAGGCAGCCGCCCACCCCGTTCGCGCCGTCACCGCCCCACTCGTAGAGGTAGGGCACGTCAGCCAACTTTTTGAACGGCACGTCGAGGTATTCCGGCGCCAGGACCCGGTATTTCGTGAACGGCCAGCACACCCCGACCGGGTCGGCGACCGCGGCGCGGATGTTGGTCATGTCGGGGATGGTGTCGGCGTCGCAGATCACCACCACATCTGTTTTCGCTTGCGCGACAGCGTTATTGCGGGCCTGCGACAGGGAGAAGATTTCGGTGTCCGAGTCGGCGGGGATCACCGGCCACCCGGTTTTCCACCAGAACTCGAGGACACGGTTATAGGCCGCCATCCGTGAGGGGCTCGGTCTCCAAGGAATGCATACGGAAGCGATGACAGGTTTGCGCCTCACCGGTCTGCCTCATTGTGTGTAAAGAGGCTGTTCCTGATCAGGCGTGCCGTTGCTTCGGCTTCTTCCACCGTGCGGCACTGTATGCGTTTCGTCACACCCTGCTTTGTAGCGTGGGCCACCCAAGCGTTGCGGCGTTTGTCCCAGAACACGCCGCGAATACCGGACTTGCTCTGCCGGGTCGCCCCCTGCCTGTTCTGTTGGTTTTGACTATTGTTGACTGGCCTGAGATGACCTGGGTTGACGCAGAGCGTGTTGCGGCAGCGGTGGTCAATCATCCGCGTCCGTGGGT